TTTTGTTGTATCTGTGTAATCACATAGTCCTTTTTCATCTTTTCCATTTTACGTTTTTCAGAATTATCCAAGAATACAATCTCACTACACAGTTTAAAATCTTTTACGTGTAGTGTTGATGTCAATATTTGATAATCACCACTCGTTGTTACAATCATATCCTGCGCCTCCCTAAGCTTAAACTCAATTTCCACTTCTTGTTTTTTGATAGCACACAAGGGTATTGCAAGTTCCGGATGATTGTGGAAATAAAAAGGTAAGTCAACGAAGAAATTCTCATCCGACGAAGCCCCTAATGTACCATGTATAATGATACCTGTATTACCAGACCCACCTGTGATTACTTCACTCACTCTCTTGTCATTTGTTCTAAGTGGGTATTTACCAATAAGTTGCTCGAGTGCTTTCTGTTTCGTTTGGGTAACGAAATGTTCTGAATAAATCTGAAGATAATCACTGTGGACTCTTTGAATTGTGGTACCACCTATGATGAGATCTACATACTCAATTATTGCGTGACCGGCGGATTCTATGTATACAGGGTTACCTGGAATCTCCGGGAGTGTAAACTTCACACTCAATGTTTTTAATAGATCACCCTGATTTTGGGGAATCTTAAATCGTACCGTTTTTCCAAAATCAGCTACAGTTTCTGGATCTATGTCGTTGTACTGTGTCGAAAAGTTTGAATGTTTCTTAAAAGCTTCTATGAAATGGCTGTAGTCTGGGTTTCTCGTGAAATACCTATCTTGAGATCCAGATGCCATAAGCTGAAGTTGACCAGCCATTACTAATATAACTACCTAAAATTTTAAACCAGCTAAACCACTTTCAAATCTCAAAATGTTGTAATTAATTGCGTACACCCGTGTATGGTTGAAGTCTGTAGCATTCGCTGGTGTAATTTCAAGTGTAAGGAGTTTATGAGATATACGACTCATATTAACTTGACCCGTTGGGTAGTACACCTCGGGTTTTAAAGCAAATGAGTACATTCCAAATTTGGAGAGTGTAGATGCTTGTGGAGAGTTTATGTGGTGTTTGAAAGATTGTTCGTATGTGAGAAATAAACCATTTTGATTAAAAACAACTTCATTGTTAAATCGAAGTTCTGCATTTTTGATGACATTGTAATAATTGGATCTATTTAGACGAACTGCTGCATCAGATTGTGAAACAAAGAACAATTCTTTTACAGGGTGTGAAAAATTAAGTAATACAGACTTCTTGTTTTCACCAGGTTCCATTTTAAATTTTGCAAGTTGAAGTTGTGTAATCACATACTCAATTGGTCTAGATTTGAGAAACCCTTTCTCTTCGTCAGTTAGGTATATAAACTCTGTATCTAGGGAAAACTTATTAATTGATGCACTGATACTAGCTGGTGCACCATTATGAACCAATTCACTCAAGGGCTTTAGTTTAATCCTGACTTCTACAATCTGTTTTGTGAGGGCACACGTTGGTATAGAAAGACTAGGATTTCTATAAAAGTAGAATGGGATATCCATAAAGTATGGATATTCACCTGTGTACGACAGTAAATTACCATGTCCGTTTAAGAAATAGAGGGTTTGTTCTATGTCGTCATTTGTATTATGAAGTTGTTGATACATGTAAATGTATTCGCCTGTGATCTTTTCAATTGTTTGACCACCTATAACAAGCTCAGCATAATCAATCATGTGACTTATGATGGATCGAGACCACACGTTTACAGTTGGATTCAGATCAGAGAGTGTAATCTTAAGTGTCATGTTTTTAATGAGATCACCCTTGTCGTTCGGTATTCTACACGTGAGTAGATTATCGAAATCTATCTTTCCATTAAATTGACTTTCCACATAATCAAATGAAAATTTAGTATGTCTCTTGAAATTCATCAGGAAATACGAGAATTGTGGTGTACCGGTGAGCCATTGATCTTGGACCCCCTTGCTAGCAAGTCTTAATCGACCAGCCATTCCTACTGTATATGAGTAAAATTTTGCTAAATAAAACGATACGATACAATAGAATGAATCTTCAGTTGAAGAAATTCAAGCCTGAATCAATAGCAGATGATAAGGTCATTGTATTTATCGGTAAGCGTAATACAGGTAAATCGACCCTTGTGAAAGATATCATGTACCACAAGAAACATCTCCCAGCAGGTATCGTTCTTTCGGGAACCGAGGAGGGTAACCACTTCTATTCTGAGTTCGTTCCCGATCTCTGCATTTACGGTGACTATGATAAAGATGCGATCGAACGTGTCATGGCGAGACAGAGAAAATTAGTGGGTGCAGGGAAATCGAATTGTGGGGCGTTCATGCTTCTTGATGACTGTATGTACGACTCAAAGTTCCTGAAGGATACATGCATTCGTCAATGCTTTATGAATGGCCGACACTGGAAGATATTCTTCATGTTGACAATGCAGTACGTGATGGATCTCCCACCCGCCTTGCGTGCGAATGTGGATTATGTGTTTATTTTACGAGAGAATATCATTCAGAACAGAGAAAAGTTGTATAAATCATTCTTTGGTATATTTCCCTCATTCGACATGTTTTGTAAGGTGATGGATGCGTGTACAGAAAATTACGAGTGTCTCGTGCTAGATAATACAGTGAAATCAAATAAAATACAAGATTGTGTATTCTGGTACAAAGCCACCGTTCGGAAAAATTTCAAAGTTGGGAGTCCTCAATTGTGGGGAATGCATAAAAAAATGTATAACCCTAAACACATGGACCATAAAGAACAAGATGCAAAGAAGGCGTCGAAGAAAACTGCCCTCACAATCACCAAGAGGAAATAGGTGCGTCACTTAACACGCCAAGAAAAAATGAGGATATATTAACATGGCTTCCGATCAAGTACCCACAATGAATCTCTTTGATGACGGTGAAGGTATGGTACCATTACAGTCGAATAAACCTTCCACAGCGTTTAAACAACCTGAAAAAAATATGAGTACATATAAAGATACGATGGACTCTACACCTATTAATGACATTATGATGGAACCCCCTTCGATGACCGAGGATCCCAGGGTACAAGGTGTCATGCCTCAAATGGTTGCCGCTCAACCCCAAGCTGCCTTCAGCCCCCCTCCCCAAACTAGAGCGAAAGATTCCGCACCGGAAAGCAAAAACCCCTTGAATCTTACCGACGATCAACTTACTGCTCTCGTAGTAGCCGTATGCACCGCAATTGCTGTCAGTAAACCCATTCAGGATAGGCTTGCGACCTCTATCCCCAAGTTCCTTAACGAACAAGGGGGTAGAAGTATGATTGGTTTGGCTACCACGGGTGGTATTGCCGCTATCATATTTTTCTTAACGAAAAATTATATTATTAAGGCTTAACCTTGTACCATGTTGTTGTAGATCGAATTGTCTACACCACTGAAGTACGTAATTAAAGCACCACCGACGAAAGCACCGGCGAGAACGCCACTCAACTCCAAATGCTTCTTTCTATCACTCTTATGAAAATTCTTGACTGTACCCTTAGAACGCTTCCACATTTCATTCACAGCGAATGTGATGATGAGCGCGAGGACGGTAGCTATGGCAAAGAAAGAGCGATCGACTGCGAGACGGGGGAAATCACCGACGATGGCGCGAGCGGCGTTGGGAATAATAACAGTCAAGAAAACGAGGTTGAGATAGTAGTTATCTGAGTGTTTGGGAACTTGTGTCACAGCAAAGAACACAATCCACGAAAGTAAAGCCGCTAAGAGATCATTAACGGGTGTTTGCATTTATCATATGAGGAGATAATTATTTATCCTGAATATACTGACCACAAAATTTGGTCTTGTCTGCTAACCTGGTATATACCCCAATCGATTCACATATCCCTCTCAACTCTGTAAATTGTTCCCAAAAGTTTTTGGAGTGATCCCATTCAGGTACTGTACTATGTGTGAGTTCGTGGATAAGTACGTGCATAATTTCATTCGTATCCCCATCTAGACAAAGGGTTATGTCAGCACCCTTATTAACGTTGTAACCAACAGTTCCGGTCATTTTTTTCAAACCAGTTATGGGGATGGGATTTACTAATACAGCAAACTTTTTGTTGTTTGTTTTTTTCAAATGTTCCCTGAGAGTACGGTATCGCTCCTTAACCTCTAGGAGTTCCTTGGGTTCACGCGTGTTGAATAGAATCAATATGTTAATTAAAATTAATACAAGGAAAGGTATCATCTATTATATACAAAGATAAATTTACTATACAACTCTGAGATTGGATTCCCCCCTAAACCTTCCCAAAGTTGTAATCTAAAACCAAGATCTTCTAAGTGGGTCACCAACAGGTCTTTGTACGCGACCGGTTCAGATTTTGGTCCATCTGCATAATAAGGTGTATCTATGAGGTTTACAAATAACTTTTCACCAAACCCACCATTTCCATGGGCTTTGAGTTTGAAGAAGTTTCCTGTATCATCCTGGAGTGGTGTTTTGAATATAATCTTCTCCGAATCTGGAATAATACCAATAAGGTATCCACCCGGTTTTATGCGTTTTTTAATCTCATTAATCGAACTGAAGAACTGCTCTCTCGTTTTAAAAATATAATGGAGTGAAAAGTTAAAACACATGACATCAAATCTTCGTTTAGGGCAGTTATGAATATCACCATCGTAAAAGTTTACCCTCAAGTGCATGTTTTTTGCGCGGGATTTAGCTTCTATGAGGGCAGTGGGTTCGGGATCACACATGTTTATATTTACACCACACTTGTGCCATTTCTGTAAATCACCACCAAAACCACAACCCACATCCAAAATATGTTGCCCCGTTTGGCATATACTCTGTATGAGTTCACGTTTTGCCTCATTATGATTCTTACGAATCTCTTCCATTCTCAAATTATAGATGTATTCTTTAATCTTATATCTATTACTTAGGGCTTAAAGTTTAAAGTTGTATGAAATGTATAATGTCTCTCGAAACTGACTACACTACCGTTCCCGGGCAAGTCTTTGCGTGTATTTCCATTATTGGACCCGAATGTCCCCAGAAAAGCGACAAATTCGGTATTAAACTCCGTGGTGCTTTCGGTACACGCGATGAAGCTGCCAATCACGCCAAGCGTCTTCAGAAGGAAGATCCCACATTTGATATCTATGTTGTGGAGCAATATAAGTGGTTGTTGATCCCTCCCGACTCTAGTAAGATTGAGGACGTGCACTACACGAATGAGAAGCTCGAGGAAATCATGACTGGCTACAAGGAAAATCAGTCACAGGCTACTCGCATGTTTAACGAACGTAAGCAAGGTATGATGGAGGATAAGGTTCGTTATACACCGGGTGATGAGAACTCACAGTTTTACACCAAGCCCGATGAGGCTCCAATTCCTCACCCCGCTGAGATTCTCGAACGTCTCAAAAAGGAGAAGCCTGATACACCTATGGAGGATCTTGTTTCAGAAGCTGATACGATTGTTGCTAACGAGATTAAGGCTCGTCAGGAGAAACGTGCGGAGGAAGAGGCTAAGGTCGCTGAATCTACAATTGGTAAAATCGAAGAGAGTAAGGAAGAAGGTGAACCAGAGGTTTCTTCTGAGTAAATAATTTTCATATCTAATAATAACATGTTAACTACA